GTAAACGAGCGAGCTGAACTGCTTGCCCGTTTGGAGTTGCTAAAACAACTATGACTATTGAACAACTACAAGCCAAGCGTGAAGGTTTTCTCGCTTCCGCTCGTGAACTCGCAGCTGGTGATTGAGACCTTGCACAAGTCAAGTCCTTGATGGCTGAGGCAAAGAACATCGAAGAGCGCATTGAGACAATCAAGTCCCTCGGCGTTACTGCTCCTGTTGCTTCCGCTCCTGTAGAAGACAAGCCATGGAAGTCTGGTGGCGTATCAAAGCGCATCACCGACCTCCTCCCCGGTGATACCGCTGAAGAGCGCAACTACAAGGCATACCAGTGGGGTCAGTGGGCACGCTCCATTATGGGCAACCGCAAGGCTGCCGACTGGGTCAAGAACCACATCAAGGCTAACGAAGGCACAGACAGTGCTGGTGGCTACACCGTCCCAGATCCATTGTCCAGCGACCTTATCTACCTACGTGAGCAATTTGGTATTGCACGTCAGAACTGCCGCATCTACCCGATGTCCAGCGATACACTCCGTGTACCAAACAGCACTGCATCCACAACTGTCTACTACCCGGGTGAGAATACGGCAATCACATTGTCGGATATGACCTTTGCACAGGTTAGCTTGACAGCGAAGAAGGCAGCCGTTCTTACGCAGGTTTCCAAGGAACTCGCAGAGGACAGCATCATTGACTTTGGTGCATCCCTTGCCCGTGACATGGCTTATGTCTTGGCTAAGGAAGAAGACCGTGTTGTATTCAACAACGCTACCGATGCAACCACATCCATTGATGGTTGTCTCTGGGCTGTCTACAATGCCAACGCAACGAAGGCAAACATCGCATCGCTGGTTCAGTTCACGACCGGGCAGACCATCACGTATGCTCCAACTCTGACCAACCTTGCAACGATGGTAGGACGCTTGCCAACCTACGCAGCTAATGCTAAGTGGTATATGCATAAGGAGATTTGGTACAACGCCATCGCTCCTCTGCTCAACGCACTCAGCGGAAACGCTATCCTTGACCTTCAGCAGGCATTCGGCGCACAGCCTAAGCTCTTTGGTTACGATGTTGTATTCGTCCAGAATATGCAGAAAACCTTGGCAGCTTCTACGCCATACATCCTGCTTGGTGACCTGTCGGTTGGTACGGCTTTCGGTGACCGTCGCTCGGTTACGATTGAAGTATCCGATCAGCAGTACTTCAAGGAAGATGCGTTGGCATTCAAGGCTACAGAGCGTTACGCCTTCTCGGCATTTGACATCGGGAACGTTTCCGGTACAGCATCTGCACGAGTCCCAGGCTCGCTCATTGTTGGTGCATCCTCTGCTACATAATCCTAGCAGACTCGCTACAAAGCCCTCGGCATATCTGCCGGGGGCTTTCTATTTATCCACTGCGTTGTCCAAGCCTACGGCTCTGTGTGGGATACTTAGGACATGATGACACGAGCCGAAGCGATAGCACAGGTATCCTTATTTGTCGATGCCCAGTCCTACCCGCAACTGTCCACAACCGAGATAGGCTCTATCCTTGATTCCTACTCAAGGTTTACGACATGGACAGCAAGCACGGCTTATGCTGTTGGCGATCGTGTAGTCCCTACTACTCCTAACGGCAGGGTCTATGAGTGCCGCGTGGCTGGCACTACGGCAACCACAGAGCCAGAATGGGCAGAGTATCCCGGTGGACAGTGGAAGGGCTGGAGCGTCCTAGATGGCACCAGCGACCCTGTCCTAATGTGGGTTGATATGGGACCGGCTAACGTAGAACGCTATGATGTCCGAACTGCAACCCGGCAGGCTTGGTTTATAAAAGCGTCGAGATGTGCTTCAGATATCGATGCCAAGGAAGGCACATCTGATGTCAAACTGAGTCAGCTCAAAGCACACTGCTTAGAGATGGCTGAGAAGTATCGCCCGGTGGTGTTCGCATGAGCCCCATTCTCCGTGCAACGCTTCAAGCTGGGTTAGTTCGTAACCTTTGCCAGACACCTATTGAGGTTCACCGCTTCACGCTGACCGAAGATGGTCGCGGCGGTGCTACTGAGACATGGCGCAAGGTTGCCGAATATCCTGCACGGGTTACCAACCAAAGCGACACAGAATCTATAGTTGGTGGGGCGATACAGCCATCAGCGCAATGGACACTCATAGTGGCCGTTGCAGCTGATGTCATGCCTCAAGACCGGGTCTACCTAGTCGGTGATGATTCCAGATACTTTGATGTCATCGGAACAGACTTTGGACAGACCGAACTTTTAGTACAGCACTGTGGACTAGTGGAGCGGGTGGCATAATGGGCGCATCAGAATGGACAACCATAGGTTTAGCGGCAGTAACCGGGATTATCAGCCTGCTTGCCTACATCATCAAGTTCCTGCATCGCATGGACAAGCGTGGAGCCGTTGACACCGCTAAGATTGAAGACCACGGTGAGCGTATTGGTAGGCTTGAAACTGTAACAGGTGAAATGCGTACAAGCATCACCAAACTGGAGGCGAAACGATGAACGGAATAAGTATTAGCAGGCTGGTCGTGGTTGTCTTGATCGCCTTTGTCGCGTCCTTTAGCACGGTCTTTGGTGATGGCGTTCGTACCGCTGAAGCCAAGGACCTCGCCGAGCTTGGCGCAGTGATGGCGCTGTACGGCGGCAAGGCTGTAGCGGCTGGTGTCACTGCTGCGATGTCTGCTGCGCTGGGCTTCTTGACGATGCCGTTCAAGGGTGTTGCGCCTAATGCGCTGAAGGTGGGTAAATGAATTTTAGAGATATCATCATAACTGCTATTCAAAACTCACCCGGTAACTATAACATCAAGGGTGACATTCTTGATAATGAGTTTCGTAAAATTGCAGACTTTGGACCAGATGGAACTGATGTATTTGCTTGGTATATCCAGCAAGATGAACAGTTTCAGCTGAACGTAGTCCAACAGTTCATGACCTACATTGCAGCTGAAATCGTTGCTGGAACGGCTGAGTAATATGGCTACATACTACGTACGTGTAGATGGTAACGATTCTAATACTGGGACAGGCTCTGGTTCCGGTCAAGCGTGGCAGACTATAGCCAAAGCATTAGGTTCAACCGGCATAGGTTCGGGTGATACGCTTTATATCGCTCCCGGTAATTATAGGCAAAATGCTCAAATCACAGTGGGTGGTACTTATACCGCTCCAACATATGTATATGGCAACCCTACTGCTTCACAGTTTAGTGGCATTACACCCGGACGAGTTCTTATTACGACACGTCTAATAAGTGATACTGGATCATCAAACGTCAATCAGTATTTATTTTCAATGACCAGTAAGGACTACCTAAATTTTGAAAATCTCATATTTGAAACTGCCACAAATAGAAGTCTATTTTCACTAACTAATTGCGTGGAATGCAAATGGCGAAAATGTCAATTTATAAACTCTGGTACGGATGCTGCATTTTCGATTTATGACACCAGCAGTACTGGATTAACAAAAAATTATCTAATTCAACAATGTCATTTTGTGTCTTTATCAACTGGCCAAATATATAACGATGTAAGTATCGGTAAAAATAGTCCTGCGACACAAGATTATGTTTATGGTCTTACTATTGATCGTTGCGTTTGTATAGGTTCATCAACCACTGTGTTTCAATTGAGTGGTGGCAGTGCAACCTATCAGGGTACGACGTTCAATTTTTGGAATAATATTGGATTTGGCATTACATTCGGACAGCAGGCTGGAAGAACATTAACCAGTATTAGGAATAATGTTGCAGGCCCGGGACAATCATTTGTTTTGCCCCTTGTAACTTCAAACTGTGCGGTAACAAATAATGTTGCTTTTAGTTTTACTATTGCAGCTGGCGCAGTCCAGTCAAATAACTTTACAAATCCTTTTTATCCATACAACACAGGTATATGGCGTTTATGGGGGTTGACACAGTACGACTGGTTTAGTACTAACGGACTATATACCTACGCTGCCGGTTCATCGACTGGTACTCCTGCTACGGACTTCTACGGTGATGCTTGGACGGGAGGTACTCCGAACATCGGCTCGTATAACAATACGACTACGACTATCGCTGGACAATATAACCCAACCGAGCGCAACGCATCGACCATCACAATCGCTCCCGGCTCAACCTCCCAAAGCATCGAACTCTATCTCGGTGCTACAGGTCTAACAGCCTCCACCGCTGGTCTCTCAGCTCGCTACAACCGGACACGCACAGCAAGCGTAGATATCCCGCTGGTAGCCCGTACCATCGCTCAGGCGTGGACAGCAGGCGGCTTTGCGGAGGTTGACGCTACCAATATGCCGGGGATTTACAGACTCGACCTGCCTGATGCTGCTTTGGCTGCTGGTGCTGATGATGTCACCATCGTGGTGCGTGGTGCTTCTGGTACTAACGGCGCGGTAATGACAGTCAAACTGTCTTCTGGTGGCTTGACATCTGCACAGACTGCCTCGGCTGTCTGGGGTGCAAGCCCAGTCGGATACAACGACGCTACAACCTTTGGTGGTGTTGTCAATCAGATTGACCAGACCGTAACCGGCATTGATTCCGAG